CGTCGCTGGTTTGAGTTTGATATTGGTTGGTTGTATATTCAAATTTTGACTTCATTGCGTTTGGCTAAACTGAAAGTTTAGTATATAATAACACGATGTTAGATTCCGTCCAGCAATCAGTATTGCAACTGCTACCTGCCCGTCGTAAAACGGGCCAGAACGGCTGGACCAGTTTTAACGCACCTTGTTGTGTACACAATGGCGAAACTGCTGACACTAGAGGCCGCGGTGGCATCAAAACAAACGCAGGTGCTGTAAGTTATCATTGTTTCAATTGTGGATTCAAAGCCAGTTTTGTTCCCGGCCGCCATCTAACTTTCAAGTTTCGTAAATTGCTTGCATGGTTGGGTGCCGATGATCTAACTGTTCGTAGACTGGTCATTGATGCAGTACGTTTAAAAGATCTTGTTGCTCCAGAAGCAATACCAGAACCCGAACAAGAAATTAAATTTGAAGCAAGAACATTACCGGCCGAAGCACGAGAACTCAATGAACTAAATGCATTCTACATGCTAGGCAACTATCAACAAGTACCTCCAGAATATTATGCGGCAGTAGAGTATACCGCACAACGAGCATTAGATATTAACAAGTACAAGTTTTATTGGACACCGGAGGTAGCGCACAATTTGCATCGCAGAATCGTTGTTCCTTTTTATTATCAACGGGAGTTAATTGGGTACACTGCCAGAGCCATTGTGGATGGTATCAAGCCCAAGTATTATTCAAGTCATCCCGCAGACTTTGTGTTTAACTTAGATACACAACAACCGGACTGGCGGTTTGTATTAGTGTGCGAAGGACCCATTGATGCAATGAGTGTAGATGGAGTTGCTGTAAGCGGTGCAGAAGTATCCGACCAACAAGCAGAATTGATTGATAGACTACAACGTGAAGTTGTTGTTGTGCCTGACTCAGACAAGACAGGACGTAGATTGATAGAACGTGCAATAGAGCTAGGATGGACTGTGAGTTTTCCTGTATGGCAGGAAACTTGTAAAGACATCAATGAAGCTGTAGTACGTTATGGTAAATTATTTGTAATCAAAGCAATACTAGCGGCCAGAGAAACCAGTAAGTTAAAAATTGAACTAAAGAAGAAAAAACTATATAGTTAATATGACAAAAGATTACAACGCAGACATACAAAAATTATTTTTAGAAATGATGATGGAAGATGCCAGTACCTATGTACGGGTGCAAAACATCTTTAACGCAGAGAATTTTGATCGCAGTCTTAGAGCCACTGCAGAATTCATTAAAACACACAGCGACAATCATCGCACACTGCCCACACGTGATCAGATTCGAGCGGTCACCGGGGTTGAACTACGTTCTATTCCGGATTTAGACAAAGGACATTATGATTGGTTTCTTGAAGAATTTGAAAGTTTCTGTCGCAGACAAGAACTAGAACGTGCCATTCTTCGAGCAGCAGACTTGATTGAAAACGGTGACTATGATCCAGTAGAGAAACTGATCAAGGATGCAGTACACATTAGTTTAACCAGAGATATGGGCACAGACTATTTTGCAGATCCTGCGGCTCGCATCAACCGATATTTTAATTCAGGCGGGCAAGTGAGCACAGGTTGGCCCAGCCTTGACAAACTGTTGTATGGTGGATTCAGCAGAGGTGAACTAAACATTTTTGCCGGCGGATCAGGTTCGGGTAAAAGTTTAGTTATGATGAACATTGCTCTGAACTGGTTGCAGCAAGGACTCAATGGTGTTTACATTACCTTGGAACTTAGTGAGGAATTGACCAGCTTGCGTACTGATGCCATGTTGAGTAACATGAGTACAAAAGACATACGCAAGGACATTGATACCACCACACTCAAAGTAAAAATGGTAGGAAAGAAAGCCGGAACCTATCAAGTCAAAGGTTTGCCTGCACAAAGCAATATCAATGATATACGAGCATATCTCAAAGAATATCAAATTCAAACCGCACGTACTGTTGATTTTATCATGATTGATTATCTAGACCTGTTGATGCCAGTAAGTGCCAAAGTCAGCCCCAATGACTTGTTTGTAAAAGACAAATATGTATCAGAAGAACTGCGTAATCTAGCCAAAGAACTAGGTATGTTGATGGTAACGGCTTCGCAGTTGAATCGTAGTGCAGTGGAAGAAGTAGAATTTGACCACAGTCATATATCAGGTGGTATCAGTAAAATTAATACAGCAGATAATGTGTTTGGTATTTTTACAAGTAGAGCCATGCGTGAGCGTGGTCGTTATCAAATTCAGTGTATGAAAAGTCGAAGCAGTACAGGTGTAGGCATGAAAGTGGATCTTGAATACAATATCGAAACCATGCGTATCACTGATCCTGGACCGGATGCACAAAGTGAAAATGGCGGCCAAGGATTCCGTACCAGTAGTCAAATTATGGATCAGATTAAAACATCTACCACAACAACCAGCCCGCCTATGATTGCAGCAAAGCCTAAACCTGGATTTGATCTTGAGAGCAAAGTTGCTGGTAATGTTGATAGCACCAAACTCAAGCAAATGCTAGCCGGATTAAAGAGCAAAACTGAATGATAAAGTTTGATGACATTAGGCGTGTACATCTTGAAATATCAAGTCTTTGTAATGCAAGTTGTCCGTGGTGTCCTCGCACATTCTGGGGGTATCCTTACAATGGTGGATACCCTGAGGTGAATCTTACTTTAGAATCAGTAAAAAAAATATTTTCATTGGATTTTTTACAGCAATTGAAGTCCATTCATATAAATGGAAATTTTGGTGATCTAGTAACGAATCCCGAAAGCCCGGATATCGTTGAATATTTTTTTTCCTGTAACGATAAATTAGACATAATAATTAGTACCAATGGTGCCGCTCAGTCTGCTAAATTTTGGGAAAGACTTGGTAAAACTAAAGCAAAAATATTATTTTGTATTGATGGTTTAATTGACACACATCATTTGTATAGACAAAATACAGTATGGAATACCGTTATTAACAATGCTAAAATTGTTATTAACTCTGGCGGGCATGCGGAATGGAAATTTATTGAATTTGATCACAATACCCATCAAATAAACGATTGTCGCAAACTAAGTCTAGACCTTGGATTTAAAAAATTCAACTTAATTAAAAGTCAACGCACAGTGGCACCTGTGTTTAATAATCGTGGTAAGTTTACTCATGCATTGGGAAATTATCAAGGTGACACAAATTTTGAAGTTATGTTTTTTAAAAAGAAAACAGACTTAATATTACTAGAAGATATTTTGACAGGAAAAAATCCAAAAAAATCCTTAAATTGCGAATCAAAATTAGAAAGAGAAATTTACATAGCATCCAACGGAGACGTAAGCCCATGTTGCTATACTGGATTTTATCCTAAAACTTACGGGCACGGCCAATATCATCAGGCAGCAAATGCACAACTAATCTCTTTAATTAGTAAAAATAATGCGCTTGAATATTCATTGGAAGAATGCATTGAGTGGTTTACAAAAGTAAAGAACAGCTGGTCTATAGAGAAGTACGAAAACGGACGTCTTGTAATTTGCGATGATAATTGCGGAATTTAATGATAAATATTTAATAACGGAGTAGATTTTGCAGAAGCGCACCCGTAGTATACTTGACGAATTAGCCCATATGCCCGTAAGCAAAGACCGGGAAAATCTTGTGGAAAGTCGTGCTGGACATGTTATACAAGGTGCTATTAATTTGATTAATTATATTAAAGAAAACTATGATGCCGAGCAAGCAGCCGAGCTTGAGCGCAGGTTACTTAATAGTATCAAGTCTCAGGATCCTGCTAAATTTGCTCGCGGTGTAAGGAGATTACGTAGTGAAAATTAATGAACTAGAGCTTCATGAAGGAGTATTTGATAAGTTAGCAGCAGGGGTAGCAGGTGCAAAGGCCGGCCTACAAGCAGGGGGAGATGCAAGACAAGGCACAGCACAGCAACAAGAGGTTGCTAGAGAATTTATTAACCGATGGAATCAAGCTGTTGCTCAGGATCCAAGTATAGCTACACCAGATTCTTTAAAGCAGTTTATGCACAATAGCACAAGAAAATCTGGTATAACTGTTCCCGAACCTCCTGCCACAATAAACAATGCTGCTGTTGCCCAATATATAACCAAGGTTATGGGACAATCCATGGCCGCTCGTAGATTAGGATTGCAGCCAGCTGAGCAACCAGGCGCAGAGGCACCGGCTGGTGCCACAGCACCGGCAGATGCTAAAGCAGCTCCTGCAGCGCCAACACTTACTCCTGGCTTTACCATGACCGACGACGATCCAGTAACTATCAAGTATAAAAAACAAGATTATGTCAGGAATGACGAAGGTTACTGGGCACCACTATCTGCACCAACTAAGCCAATCACCGACAGTGCCACGTCAAAAATATTTGACAAACAGGAGCAGGCTATAGAGAACTGGAAGGCAGCACAAGCTGGGACAGCTCCTCCTGCACCTAAATCTACTCCTGCAGCACCTCCGCCGACTGATGCCAGTGCCGATGCAGATACCGGTACTTCTGCAGACGCCGCTACATCTAGTCCCGTTAAACCGGACGATAGAACAGCTAAAGAGTTATTATCGCCGTCGGGTATAAGAGATACAGAGACAGAAGTTTTTATTCCGGGGCACGGTATAGTACAGAAACAAGAAGATGGAAGTTGGAGAAGTTTACCTAAAAAAGCGCCTATCAATAAAGCAGATTGGGCAGCATTAGATCAACGTTTGGAAGCTGCCAAATCAGCAGCCCCTGCAGCAGCCCCTGCAGACGAACCAGAGGCCACTGATGTAGCCAGTACAAGTTTACCGGGTGCACCTATCAAGTCAAAAGTTGAAGTAAGTGGCGGCGGTGTTTCGGTTGGGTTCGAAAAAGGCGACGAAGGTTGGAGAAATATTGACCCAGCTAAAGCATTAACAACGCATAAGCCTGGCACCAAAGCTTATGATGCACTCGAGCGTCAATGGGCCAGAATGAACGGCAAACCTGAACCAACACCTACTGTAGGCACAACAACTACAACACCAACTCCAGCTCCCGAACCTGCTACAGCTATGACAGAAAGTTTTAAAAGATTGAATAGAATAACACATGGCAAAATTTGAATTCATCCAGTCGTTGAGCGAAGGGATCACTCACATCGAGCATCCTGAGGATTTAGTTTTTTCAGAAGGCAGCACAGGCGCCGCTCGTGGGCTGGAATCTTTGGAAAACGTAATTAGTAAACCTAAAAATATTACAATCAAGTGGGACGGATTCCCGGCGCTAGTATTTGGTAGAAACCCTCAAGGTGAGTTAATTGTAGTAGACAAACACATGTTTACACGCAAAGATGGTGCCGCACTGGGAATCACTAGCCCTAAAAAGTTTATAGACTACGACGTCGCTCGAGGTGCCAATAGAGCCGACTTATGGGATAAAATATCAAAATTATGGGACGGATTTGAACAAGCAGTGCCCGGCGGTATGAAAGGTTACTATTGGGGTGACCTATTATGGACCGGCGTTCCACCGGTGGTAAATGACGAATATGTTTTTAAACCAAACACGGTTGCATATAATGTTCCAATTGACAGCGAACTTGGTAAACGCATATCAGCTTCTAATGGCGGGATAGTAATACATCAAATGTTTACTAGCCCAGAAAGTACTCCGCAGGTGATCGGTGGCATTGGCAATTTAAATACCAACGGACCATTGGTAGTCATGATGCCAAATATTACAGATAAGATATCATTGAAATTACCTGTTCAATTACATAATCGTGCCAAGACGTTGATTAAAAAATATGGTAATGCTGTGGATCAATTTTTAAGCAGAGACAATTTAACTGCATTAAAAGTCAGCGATTTGCCTACACTAATGAAAACATATATCAATTCTCGCATTCGTGGAGAAACTAGAGATTTTTATGAATGGTTGCCTGCCAAACTGTCAGGACCTAAGCAACAGCGTCTTTTTGGTGATGAACAAAATCCCGGCTATTTACAACAGCATGACGAAGGGGTTCAAGGTGCATTTGC